TCCTTATGGAACTTAAGGAAATCGCTGTAATCCTGCTTACAAATCTGATCTCCTGAAAGTATGATAACATACTCAGGATCATATCTCTCGATAAATGCAATATTCTGATAAATCGCATTAGCTGTTCCCTTGTACCAATCTGAGCCTGAAGCCTTCTGATACGGTGGCAGCACATGCACTCCTCCATATAATCTATCAAGATCCCATGGCTGTCCATTTCCTATGTACTCATTCAATACAAACGGCTGGTACTGTGTCAATATACCAACTGTATCTATGCCTGAATTAACACAATTAGAAAGTGGAAAATCAATAATTCTGTATTTGCCTCCAAACGGAACTGCCGGCTTTGCAAGTTTCTGCGTCAGTGCATAAAGTCTGGAGCCCTGACCACCGGCAAGAAGCATTGCAACTAGCTCTTTTGCCATATTAAAATCCCCCTTGTTTAATTTCATTAAATTTTTGTTAGCTTTTGCAATTATTTTGTTTTTTTATAATGGTTTATAGTTATATTTTACCACATTTTAGCATTTATGCAATTCAAAATTAACTAAAAAATACTATAATTTTTGTCATTATTTTCCAATTATCTCGCGGTTGTTTATGAACTCGTACGGCACCTCCTGGTACACGTAATAATTTTACCAGCTTTAGTATAAAAATGCCCTACAAGCGTTGATTTTTCAATATTCTGTAAATTGAGAGTGTGTACTACTACACACTTACTACACACATTTTCTTCTATATTCTATGATTTTGTTGTCAGTGCCAACGATTTTTTCAATGTCAGCAAACGACTTTTCGGGTGTAACATGTGTATACAAGTCCATTGTCATTTTCATTGTTGCATGACCCAAATATGATTGAACGACTTTCGGCTCTATTCCCGACTCAAAACATCTTGTCGCAAACGTATGTCTGAATGTGTGACCGCTAAAAAATGGAAATTCATTGTCACTGCTCCTTGTGTCATTTATCCGTCTTACAACTGAACGTATAGAGTCACTATATATAACTGAATTAATCGGTGTATTGAACCTTGTAACAAACAAATATTCGTTTTGCTCTTTGGGTCTGCGTGCTGAAACAATCTTTTTAAGCTCAAATTGCTTTGTCAAATATTCCTTGCACACACTGTTAATTGGTACGTGTCTGTAACTCTGCTTGGTTTTTGGTGGCTCAACATGAAATGTCTTGCCTTTATCTTCAAGGTATTTCTGATACACAAGTGTCTTATTAACATCAATATATCCCTCATCCATATGTATATCTGCAATCGTGAGTGCAAACAGTTCTCCCGGGCGCAAGCCTGTATTAACTGCCACATTATACATGTTGTCGTAAAATGTGCCTTTACATGCTTCAAAAAACTCGCTCTGTTGCTCTACTGTCAATGCAAAAGCATTAACTTCCTTGTCTGCTCTCAGCTTTACGCCTTTCGCTGGATTCTTAATCATTAGGTCATCTTCCATAGCCCTACTGAACATGTCATTTAAAATAACCTTGATTTTGCTCTGTCTCTCATACTTATAGTTATCGTCAGAAGCTTTGTCGATAAGTAACTGCACATCTGACTTGCGAATAGATGTTATTTCATGGTTTCCTAAGTATGGCGAAATATTCTTCTTGTATATATGCGTGTACTCCCTAATGGTATTGGGGCGCACTCTCTTTTTCTTATATACATTCATCCACCTGTCAAACCACGCATCGAGGGTAATGCTGTCTCTAACACTTGTGAATTGTTGATTGTCGGTCACTGCTTTACTAAGTTCTTTCCGCAGTTCTGACAACTTGCTGTTGTAAATTGTCTTGCTCTTGCCGAACCTATCTTTATATCTGCCCTGATAGAGTCCATCCTTGCGCTGGGTTATTCCGACTCCCAGCTCTTTTCCTCTCAAATCCTTTCCCATACTGATTTATGGCTCCTTTCAAAATCAAAAGCCATTATATGATAATATCTATATTACTACATAATGGCTCATAATTCAATATATCTATATGCTATCTGTTTTTTCGAGATATTTCTCAAATTCCTTGCGCTTGACTAATCGCTTGCCTCTTCCGACAAAAAGTACAAAAGGGCACGAGGGATTATTAAGCATATCATTGATTCTGTTAATTCCAATGTTACTGTATTCCGCAGCTTCATCAATCGTCAGCGTTACCTTTTCCCATATTGGCACTTTGTTAATCATTGCCTGACTCCTTTCTATCTTTTCTTTAATGTCTGCCACTCTCCGGGAAGTGGTTGTTTTTGAAATTAATAGTCTCTGTGATACCTCTTCAAGGCTTTTATCAGCAACTAGCAACTCAAAAACTTCCGCTTCCTCATCGGTGAAATTGGCATTTTTCAAAATTTCTTCAAGTTCCGGTCTAGTCAGCTTTGAAAACTTCATAGACCTATCTCCTATTCTTCGGTTTTGCTTGCACTGTGTATACAAGTATTTGAGTATCGGCATGAACTGTTGCACGGCTTGTTGTCCTCGTATATACATTGTCTTTCAATCGGCTCTATATCACTTATAGTTCTGCTATTCATCTTATCATCACTTCCTTTTTATATTGTTCTGCCATATATTGTCCGTAGCTCATGCCCTTACTCTTAGCAATCTCGCAGATTTCCACAAGTTTGTTTTTCTTAACAGGTTTTCTTTTAAGCCTTTTCTTTTCTCTGATTTTTCTTAATTCCGTAGCTCTCTGCTGTCTATGTGCTTCGCAACACGTATTTTGGCTAGCTGCGGTCGGTGTAAATATCTTGCTACAGACTACACATTTAATTGGTTTGTAGTGTTTCATTGTTTCACCTCTACATAAAATCACTTAATCTCATTTGCGCCATTTCGGTATCTAACCTCTGCTTTGATACCTTGTAATAATATTCGTCAAGCTCAAACCCAACAAATTTATGGTTAGTGTTGTAGCAAGCTATTAGACTGCTCGCACTGCCTACATGAGTATCAAGTATAATATCATTCGGCCTTGCGTATCTGCTTAATAGCTATTCATATAGTGCTACTGGTTTTTGGGTTGGATGTATTCTTGAATCATCCGCTCCAATGTTTCCAAAATAAGGATAATCAAAAACCTTCGATGGTCTATCAAATGAAGTCCATGCAAACTCGCAATCTGAATAATTTTTTACAGGTTGATGTTTATACCAACATACAAAATCCCTACATGGAGGCATATTAAAATAATTTGCACCCCAAATAATCTGATTTTTGCTAACCCTAAACAATTCATCAAAATACTTTTCAGTCGGAACACTATTGTTAGCCTTTGCAGTATCTCCATATTTTTCTAACCTTCCTTTTGGATTTTCTAACCTTTTTATACCATACGGCGGGTCAACAATAGCCAAATCAAAATATTTGTCAGGAAATTCTTTCATTCCTTGCATACAATTCATGTTGTAATATCCAAAATCTAACATTTTCTCTTACCAAAAGGAAACCTCGGTTTTATGTCGCGACAACCTATTCCTTTCTGATAAATTAATTAATGTTTAATATTTTCACTACACCACTGCTCTTGTATCTCATCATCAGTCTTATCTCGTCCGTGGATGTCGTACCATGCAAACACTACCTCTGTTAGACCGATTATGCCGAATACTACGAGGGTGGTGTATACTACTGTTGTTAAGTCGGTCATTCTTCATCACTCCTTTATTTTTATAAATTGTCACGCATTTTTAATTCATTGAGCCATTCAGTTTCATCAATTTCATTCCAATTAACTGCATTTGCCTCATCAGTTCCAACAGGAATAAAATTACCTTCTAAATCTTCTGCAACTAAACAGGGCGAATAATACATATCGGAATTTACTTCTCCTAATATGTGCATTTTCTTTCCTGTGCTATGTTCATAATGTTTGCCGACTTCAAATATCATTCCTCATCCCCCCTAACCTTAATATTCAAAGTGTTTTCAATCTCACTCAAATTTTCCTGTACATCTGCAATCTGCAAATAACTAAACGGACTGTCGCAACCGCTGACATAGTGATTGATTTCAACACATTTTTGGTGGACTAATTGCTTTAGTTCGATTGCGAATTTCCTTTTTTCTCTTATTGCTTCACTCTCTGCCATGCTATCCCTCGCTTTCTAATAACTCCGGATTGTCAAAGACGTTTCCGACAACTTCATATTCAGTATCATATTCAAGCCTGTGCTTATAATATTTTTCGTTAGGAATTGTACATATAATTTCAAAATCTCTAAATGTTATGAGCACATTTCCCTTGCTATTATTTATTTTTACAATGTCATTCTTCCAAATCAGCTTGCCGTTCTTGTCTTTCAAGCCTGTACATCGGCAAATAGTGGTTGGGTCTACTTTGTACCATCCGTCTGTCTCTCCGCTAGAATAAAACATTGTGTTAGGTTCAAATATTAGATGAACTTCTTTGCCATACACATCTAAACCTTTTACATAATATCCTTGCACCCATTCTCCGTTATCAGTTCTTTTTGCCTTGCATAAATATCTATCTTCCATATTCTCTCCTATTCTGCTTCTGATTTAAGCCAATCCATACAACTAGCTTCTCCCTCGTATTCTTCACCGAATGTGTTCTTAAAAGTTATAAGAAACTCTGCTAGCTCTTCATCCGACATATTCCTTATTTTGTCGGCATTGGTGTGTTTACTATCACATCTGCAACAAGGCTCGCTATCTCTTAAATTGCTGTTGTGCCGGCAGTTGCAAGTGTGAGCTTTTTCTTTTGTAGCTAAGTCAAGATAATATTTCAAATCTTTTATCAAACTGATAGTTCCGTAGAGTTGTTTTCCCTCAAGCATTTCAACAACTTCCGATATTCTTCTATCAAAGTCTCGCTTATTTACACTTTCAAGGAGTTTTACTCATCTTCTCCACCTCTCAATTCTTTCAGTTTTGCTTCGGCTTTTTCTTTTGTGGAAAAATATTTGCAGCCTTCCTTGTCAATATCCTCAATCCCGTATATCGCAAGCTCCCTTATAGGTCTTTTCATAACCATTGCATACTTAGGATTGTTTATATCAACAATGAAATACACATCTTTACAAGGTAGTTTAACAAGTTTTCCCTGTTCCTCTAAGTCCTCATAATTGGCAAGTTTTTTAACCATATCTTCAACAATTTCGCAATCGCAGTCCTTGGTAATGCATTCAATGCAATGCTTGCTATATGGAATTATTCTTCCTGTGTGAGAAATTTCTCCATATTTTTTGTTCGTTAATCTCTCCATTACTGCTCCTTATCCGGAAGCTTAGCCAGTTTCCATGGCGTACACCTATCGCCACTCCACGATGTTGTTCCATTGCTCCAAGCATAAACGCTCCCATTCTCATATTTCGCAAAATATCTTTTACCCCACTCGGAAAAAATGTTATCTCTTACCAGTATCGGTGTATCAACTGCAACTTTTGACCAGTCAATCGGTGGTTCAACATATTCGCTATTCGCCCATTTTTCCGTTTTATCCCCGCAATAGACATAACTATGAGTATTGAATAAACAATCTTCACACTCTAATTCATAGCACGCTATCGGCTCTGATGTTGCTTTGTCAACTGCTATTTCGTTACCGCCACAAGCAATATCCAAAATCTGTTCTGCAAATTTCTCTCTATTTGTCATTGTCTGATACTCCTTTCCCATAATCTGGCATATGTTTAAATCTCTCATATGCCTTATTGTCTCTGTGTTTTTCCATGTAGGCTTTCTGCCTATCGTCCCTCATCTGCTTTATGTGAGCATTTTGAGTACTGTCGTTATCCCATGCGTAAGTCATTAATCAATCACCTTTATGTACCTTTCATCAACGTAATTAACCTCATCGGCAAGGCATTGTGCCACCTTTGGCAATGTCAGACCGAATTGATTAAATTTATACAGCGTATCGATTAAGTCCCTAAATTCTGCGATAAACTCTTTAATTTCCCTAACCGACAATTTAAACATTAGTTTAAGTGCCGTACATGCTAAAACCATGTAGCTGTATGCCGTGTCATTTAAAAGCTGTCGTGTGTCATTTATCGTTAATGGATTGTTTCTCTGATAACTCCTAATCAACTGTTGCATTGGGATTAAATTAATCTCTTTCTGCACATCAATGCCGTATCTCACTTTCAAAAGTTCAGCAAGTGTTTCAGTTTTCATTTCATTTTCAGTCTGCGCTCTTTCAAGGTACTCATTTATGGTTCTTTCAAGCCTTACAATGCGCTTATTACCAAACCCACGATGTAAATACAGTACATAGTAGCCTAAGTCCATAAAGTCTGTGAAAGACCGCCTTACGAGCTTTCTGCGGCTATTGCTGTTTTTCAGCGTAACTCTCTCGGATTTTGTCCATGTAAAATCCGGCTCTTTGTGCTTTTTCTTTGGTTTCAGTTTGTTGCTCATATTTTTTCATTCTTTCTTCAAGTTCTCGTTTTGCCCTGATAAAACAGGCTCCGGTAGTTTCTTCTGTGACTTTTACAAGTTCTTTACCGCGCCACCGGATAGTTATTTTTGCTTCTTTGCTATTTGTTCTGTAAAACATTTGCAAGTCATATTTCCGTTGTAAAGGACGGTAAAAATCGTAAAAATCTTTCAGGGAATCCATTGTGGACTCCTTTCTTTTATCTTCTGCCGTGCCAAGTTTGCCTTTTCACAAGTTGCATTCTTAACGTTCTGCTGATAGTGCTTTTCGCAGACTTTATATCCGGGCTTTACCGGATTATCACAGAAAAAGCATAGTCCTTGTTCGTATCTTCCGGTTCTTTCAGGCATTTTAACTCGTGCTCTTCTCATTGTTTCCCGGCAAAATGTGCAAGTGGTATGCCCCGGGTCTGCTTTCCTTTTGCGACAGCGTGTGCATATGCCATTTTTCTTGTCTTTTTCGTATCGTGCTTTTCGCCATGCTTTTTGTCGCTCATTGTATTTTTCAACATCAGTAGCACGTATCTTTGACATGGTTTCGGCTGATTTTGCCCTACACTCAACACAGCTTTTTTCGTCACCATATAGCAAGTTCTTGCCACATCTAGGGCAAACACCAACTGCCTGTAATTTCTTATAAAGCTCTCGGCCATATGCTGTGCGTTTGCTGTTACATGCCGTACAAACCACACCTTCTCTATCGAGCGGTTTTCCGCAAAGCACGCAAAGGTTACTAGCTTTTCGTTCTTCATATCTCTGCCTAGAATATTTGTCTTTTATCATTTTTCGTTAGGAGTAAAGCCGGCTTTAATTGTGCGCACAAACCTCTTTACCTCCTATCTTTTCATCTGCTCGATACGTTCCTTAATTTCTTTTGGCATTGGAATACCTTTAATTGGCTTATTTTGGCTTTTATTATCTTCAAGCGATAATTTTATCGCCTGTTGATTTTTAGAGCCGATTTGAGCCGAATACGAGCTTCTATTGGTACTTTCAATCAATACCTTTATATCCTTTGGCATTCTTTGATATTCCTTATCTCGACTAACAACTGTCCTATAGGTTCTCATAAAGTTTGACTGCACTACGTTTTCAATGCTGTTTATGTCCGTCAGTGCCCAGTTCCTAAGATTATCAGGGCTTCCGACAGCCTTTTGTACGAGTGGTGGTAGCTTGTTAAATTCTTCAACTGCACCATAATAGCCATTCCGCAGTGCCTTGCTGACAAGCAACCATGCTTCCATTTCGTTAAGTTCCTGTGGGGATTGAACATCGTACAGTTTGTTAATTAGCTGTCCGATGCTCGGTGCAAATCCGCTTGTATCGGAATGCACGTAAGCTTTCAATGCCATAGATATTTGACTGTAGCTGTATTCTTCCAACATCATATTCCACACATCTACTGTCTCTGATAAATTGCTCGGCTTGTAATTGGGGTAGCAATCACACATTATGCGAATGATTTTAACTGTCTCGTCTCTTGTCATTTCTCTACCTCATACATTGTCCCAATCAATGGTGCCTTTATTAGCTGAATGTGGCTCGTTGTCCTTTAGTGCAAACAACCCTTGCCAACAATGGTCTACTGACTGATTAAGAATTTTAACTGCCAAATCATTGTCACCCTTTGAAAGTCTCTCAATAGTGTTCATAGCTCGGTGCAATGCCATTTCAGTACATATCGGCTTTTTTATTTTTTTTCGCATTGTCAGATATTCCTGAAAAGCACTCTCTAGCATTGCATCATCAGGGTAGTAGACAGTTTTCTTTTTAGATATTGATTTATCAATATCTTTTTCTTTTATATCCTTATCTTTACTATCCTTAACTATACTATTCTTATCTATACTTACCTTACCTATACTATCCTGTGGCAGACAAGTGGCAACCACTTGGCAACCATCTGGCAACCCATTGGCAACCACACGGCAACCATCATCGGAAAATGTGTATGCACCATTGGATTTTATCTTTAATTTTGCCAATTCTTCCTTAAAATTCGTTGGTGTATACCGGTCTTTTCTCAAAGCGTTTGCCATGCGCCAATGCTTAATTACAATCACACCATTATCAAACTGATAAATGTATCTTTTTTCCAATAGTTGTTGTAAATCAGCCACACTTGCGTGAGCTTTGAACATGGAAACTGATACCTGATTGCAAAATCCGTCATCATCAGCAGACATAGATAGATGCAAATATAAGGCTTGCGCACTTGATGATAAAGCCATGAAATTATCATCATCAGTGACTTTTTTAGTGAACATTCTACGTTCTGCCATTTTTAATCTCCTATTTTCTTTGGGTTTTAGTTAATTAAACCCTTTATATGCTTTTTAGCTCTTTCAAATATCTTATCGTGAATGTAGCTCTTGATATCGTTGTAACAATCTTCGCATAAGTCATTTATCGCTGTCTTTTCATTAACATTTGAATAGCCTCTTTCTGCATAATCACCAGGGTAAATATCAAAACCTGTTATTTTATAACAATTGCTACAAAATTTGCCACAAACATCACATTTGTATGCTTTACTCATTCTGAATCACCTACTTTCAACAAATCCATAAACTTTTCATACTGCTTCTGTGATACCTTGTTATGCTCTTTTTCGGGCTTTAAGCGGATTATAAGGTGTTTTTCTGCGATAGAGGATAATTCTCTTGCCAACGCCTTTTTGCCTTGCTGTATGCCCTGCATATAGCCTTTAGGTGCTTTTCTCTCGCCTATTGAACCACTAGCACGATTTTCTCCTTGACCGCCTAAACTGACATTTCTAAGCTGATAACCTTTATCGGCATATAGCTTAATGTAATATTTCTCTTTTTCGTCAAGCTGGCTTTCGGGAAAATTCAGAAATTCAACTCGCCAACCATAAGGGTTTTTCTCTTTGTCATACAGCTTGTGTTTGCGTAAGCTAAGGTCTATATGCTGTTCATAGCCTACAAGGTGGCTTGCCAATCTGCTAAGTGTATGTACCGCCTGTCCGATATAAGCATACTTAAATCCGTTTTCATCTTCTCGGAGTAGGAAGTAAATCCCACTCCTGTCATTCAGCTTTGGATTCAGCTTTAATAGTCGCTTTTTATTTTCCTGTTCTATTGCCTTGGCTCTTGCTATGTTCTGATAATTCAATGTTACCACCTGCCTTTACTATCTCGATTGCCTTATCATAAGCAATTAGCTGGCCTAATTCTTTCGGTTTATCTTTTATGATGTCATCAAGGATTCTGTTTACAGGGACTTGACTTTTTAATTCTTCCAACTGCTCCACAACCTTGTCTGCATCAAAGGCGGTCGGATATTCTTCTAGTAAATGCAATACTGCATTTGTATTTACTAAAGTTCCATTGCTTAAAGTGACCGATTTTAAATCTTTCTTTAGTGCATCTGCATCAATTAGTCCCATTCTTATCACGCTCCAATAATATACATTCAGTTTCAAAGAGTTTTTCAGATATATCTTTTGAATTAGCTCTGCTCTCAAATTCTTTGATAAAATCTCTGTATGCCTGTTTTCTAACTTCTCGGTCATGCTCGGTACAATCAAGCTCATCGAATGAGATATTGATTTTTTTGATAATACTGTAACTTGATTTATCAGAATTGATATTCATGTATCTTTCAGTGCATATTGGCATAATGCCATTTTTCTGTAGCAGTTCTGTAATCTGAAATACAAACGCTCTTACAACTGCAATATCTTTTTGCTCCGACATATCCTTTGCAATATTTGCAAATATTTTATTTGTATAATCCATTATTTTCCCTTTCTAGGACAGCCGTTATTTGACTGCCCTATAATCAACCAACTCCTAGTTAAATGGTAATTCCTCATCAATACCATCAGGGATTGACATAAAGCCATCATCGGGTTTTGGCTGTGGTTCTGCGCTGCTGCTTGAATTTTTACTGTCGCAAAATTCCAACTTAGATATGTTGCAATCGTTAGTGTAGACTGTGTTTCCGTCTCTATTCTTGTAACTGCCTGTAGTCCACTCACCGATAACCGCTATCTTTGAGCCTTTAAATACGTGCTTTTCTACTGTTTCAGCAATCTTGCCAAAAGCCACGCAGTTAATGAAATTTGCCTTATCGTCTTTCTTCTTAAAATTCTTGTCAACGGCAAGTGTAAATCTTGCTATTGCCATTGCATTTTCGCCCTGTGAATATCTAATCTCAGGGTCCCTAGTTAATCGTCCTAAAAGTGCTACAATGTTCATTATTTTTCCTCACTTTCTTCTACTTTCACTTCTGATTGAAGCCATTTTAGTAAATCTCCATAACTGTCATGGATTTCCTCTTCCTGCTCTGTATCAAGATTATAAATCGACTTATAGGGCTCTTCATCCTTTTCAAAATCGCACATATTGTGAATCCATTCTGCTAACTCTTCATCCGACATATTCCTTATTCTGTCGGCATTGGTTTGTCTGTCACTTTCTACTATCTCAAAATATTCACCAATGAACTCTAATACAGTTTTTAAATTGTACGAGCTGTACCCGATGTTGTAGCCATCCTCACCAACATTTCTGTACTGCACGCTATAATAAGGTTTACTATCTATCATTTCCATTATAATAGACAAATCGGTTACTCTTTCTTCTTTTATTTCGCTCATTCCAATGCCCTCCACACATCATTAGGTTTATTTATATTCCACACACTAGGTATTGTGTCTTTAACTAGACATAAACCCTTTTCATTTTCAATTTTCCCAAAAGGACAAGTTAGGCAGTCGTTATCCTCACACACTGTTTTAATGATTTTCAGCGCAGTCAGAATACTTTTCGTCTCGACCGCTACTCCGTCAACTTCTTTCTTCATTTTCTCCACCTCTCAATTCTTTCAGTTTTGCTTCGGCTTTTTCTTTTGTGGAAAAATACTTGCAATTTTCCTTGTCAATATCCTCAATCTCGTATATCGCAAGTTCTCTTATAGGTCTTTTCATAACCATTGCATACTTAGGATTGTTTATATCAACAATGTAATACACATATTTGCAAGGTAGAATAACAAGTCGGCCTTGTTCCTCTAAGTCCTCATAATCTTTTAGTTTTCGATATACTGCGTCTATTTCTTCACAGCCTGGCTCGCAAGCCCTTTCCCATAATTCATCATCTATCCATGATGGATTGCTTTCTGTTAATCTCTCCATTACTGCTCCTTTCCACCTTTAATTACTTCATCAATGTATTTCTGACAAGCGTTTACACATTCCTCCTGTGTTTTAAATTTTATGCCATTCCACAAGCTGTTGTACCTTATATCTCTTTCATCATTAGACGATATGCAATAATACCAAATATCATCATTAGAAGAATAGTTAATATGGCACTCAAACTTTTTGTACTTGCCTTTGTAGAATTTGCTACTATCAAATCTTTCTGAAACATCTTTAAGTCGCATATCAATTCTCCTTTCTAAAACGGACACTCTTTTTCTTTGTGCTTAGCAAATAATCTCTTTATCCACTTAGGCAACACACATTTCCAAACTGGAACATTAAAATATCCATTTTTATCAAACAAGCACCCGCAATCATCACATTCTCCCTCATAGCTCATGGTTTCCCAACCACAAGGGCAATTCTCGCAATCGTTATCATACCAACAGCTAACTTCTGTGTAGTGCTCCCACTTATTGGAATTTTCAATAGGCTTTGAATATTTGAATGTTGAAATTCTCACATTTCCAAATCGTTTGTCTATTTCAATATCTCTATGTGTTTTGAATAACTTCATTTTTACCTCCTAAAAAGGGCACTCATTAGGATTAGCAAGTAGCCATTCCTTATTGCGCTCCGCAACATCTACATTTGCCCCATAAGCAACTTTTTTCATCTTCTCGATAAAACTATCACTATCAGCATTTTCTGCCGATAGATGGCACATTATGACGTTCTCCAAGCTATCTGAATAATTTGCCTTAACAAAATCGCAAGCCGTGTCAATGGATAAATGACCTCTGAAAACGTGATTAGCTTTGCCTGTGTCTCTGTCGATTAAATCCTTGTCATAATTCACGCCTAAGAGAATGTGGTTTATGTCTTTAAGCTTCCACTTGATTAAATTTGTGTCGGTAATATAAAGCATTCTTCCCATTTCCTTGTGAGTAATCAGAAAGCCGTATATCGGGCAAGGTTCACCATTTGCGTCTGTGTGTGTCCAGCTTCCGTCTATTGTTGTTAAATCAAAAGGTTTTACCGTAAATTCGCCCATATTCATTGATTTACGGCTATCGCCTAAATATGGGGCAAGTATCGGTATTCCCATTGGCTTAAAATCGTTTAATGACTTGCTATGGTCTAGGGTAGGTGGGTGTGACTTATAATCACACCCTTTATCCCCCTTATGTGCCAATTCAAGCCTTTTTTAATCTCCTTAATCGGTATTCCGCAATCAAGGATAAGTGTTTCTCCACTGTTGGAAGTTAGCAGATAGCAATTTCCGGCTGATGATGAGCCTAAACATTTAAGTTTCATTTGCTTATCCTCATAAGCGCTGGATTAACAACACCTTTTCCGTCATAGTCATACTCTTTATTGTGCCATTTTCTCAAATACTCTCCGTATTCCCAGCACTGCGAAAGAATACTAACTGCGCATCCGTACATAAATCCTGTTATGCCCTCTGTGTCTGCTTCACGGCTCAATCTGTAGGCATTATCAGCAAAACACTTCATAACATCATTGCTCTTGTCAATTTCTGCTTCTAACAGTTCAGCCCACCTTTCAGCATAAGTGAAGCAAGCTCTGCTGTATCCGTCACTATTCTTGTCGTACCAATCCTTGTATTCTTTTTCTTTACCTTTAATAATCTTCATAAAATCACTTCCTTAATTTCTCCGCGTCTTCTCTTAACATTATTTTGAATTTTCCACCACACTCACAAACAGCTTTTGCGTCATAAACATTCCAATTTTCATTAGAACGTGATTCATCTTTTTGCTGTGGGTTTCCGCACAATTCGCACGCACATATTATTGGATTTTGTTTCATATTTACACCTCGATTTCATCATTCTGTGGGAACTGAAAGACGGCATTGTTGATAAAATCTACTTTTGACGGCTGATTTTCGGCTCGTACCATAACACCGCACTTCTTTAATCTTTCAAATTCCTTTGCCACATCGTCTGAAATATCAACATTCTGCATTACAATAGGCATACCGACATATGCTTCTCTAAGCATTTCCATAGCCTTATACGATTTCTCCTTGGAAGAGTACTCGCCTAATACATATTTTTCTCCATTATGTAGTGCTATAACGCTCTCCATTGCGTGGCACACAACTATCTGCTCATAAGGCAAATCAACATTGCCATGCTGTGAAATCACCCTCATATCAGCCCTCCTCGCTCTGCATGAACGGCGGCAATGTGCTATCTTCTGCCTGTTTTTCGGTTGCTTCTGTGTCTGAATCTTCTACAAATTCTACTGAATTAGCGTTATTTGTGATTTCCTCTGCAACCTGTGATTGCATATTTTCAACAGAATAATTCTTGTCTGCAAAATCTCCGTCAATAATCTCGTCAGAGGTATATAAGCCCATTGAAATTTCCGGGCAATATCTTCTTGAAAAGAACGATGCGGCACGATACGCAAGCATTACCTGTGGCATTGTTTTCCATTTACTTCCGTTCTTTCCTACCCAGCCCTCTGCAACTGCCATATCCATGTCAACTACCGGTCCGTCAATTCTTTCTCCATTCTCAAATGCGTAGCACATACAACTAAAAGGCTTTCCATTCTTGTCAGTTTTTTCTTCAAAATGCAAACTACCGTCATACTTGTGACTAGTGTTTATCATTCCAATAAGTGCCTTTGCGTTCCAACCGGGTTTACCCTGTATAACATCAAGGTTTTGCATTACTAAAAATGGGCTTGTTTTCATTCTTATAGCAAGGTCAATCGCTATCATACAGTTAGCTTCGCTTTTCTGATACTCTCTCGGAACTAATGTAGATTGCGATAATGCCTTTGCCATTTGATATGCCATTGTAAAATTATCGGATGTACCGAAAATTCCAAGACTAAAGTCTGTTACCTTGTTAATGTGCTGTACTACTGTTTCTTCTTTCTTTTCTGCAACTGCTGTATTCTCTGCCATAATTATTCCTCCTAAATCTCATTGAAAACCTGAACCGCAAACAGTTCATTAGGTGTCTGCTTGAATAAAACTCCGTCAGATATTACTGTATACATATATCCGTCATACTTAAGCTCCACAGTATGTTTCTCGCCTCTCATATAATAATTTCTCTTCTTGATACTCATGCCTATACCTCCTATAATCCAAGTAACTTTTTGAGCATTTCTCTCGCTCCCTCAACTTCACCGCTCAACTGCTTCTCACTTTTATCAGCAAGTTTAATCACTATTTTGTACTCTTCCTCTGAAACTACCTCTTTGAGCGCACGTAAAACAGTGACCGCCTCTGCCATAACATGGCTTTTTATACCTCTAAATGTAACTTCTCCGTCTTCTGCTTTAATCATTTCTATTCCTCGCTTTCATTTATTATTTTTAATTCAGCTTTGAGTTTTTCAACTTCTTCCAGCTTGTCTGCAATTCTTCTTTCTGTCCTGTTTCGGAACACCTCTTTTGCATATTCAAAGTTAGGTTCTGTAAGAAACAGACAATTATTAGTTATTCGCCCAACATCATCTTTCCTTGCCGTACCATAGTAGTTTGGAAAAGCTCCATTAACAGCCCTGTATGTCTTGGGTTTCTCTTTCGCTTCGCATTCCTTAACGTATAAACCTTTAGGATTCCTACCATAAGTATCCAAAAAGTAAAAGTATAATTTCATATCACACCGCCTCAATCACAAGTTCTTTGTCCTGTGTATGCTTTAACAAGATTAACTGATTCTCAATCTGTGGTATTCTCCAATCGTCAACGCTCTCTGTATCATCAATGATAATTGGGAAATTAACGTTTGCCACTTTCTGAAAAGCCCGGCACACGTCAACCTCCACTAGCATCCTTGCCCCATGATTGAGATTTCTCGCATATGCTTCGCCATTGTATACAAAGTCGCAGCACTCCTCGGTATCACCATTTAAGAGTGGTCTAAACAGCTTTGCTGTAGCAAAATCCAAGTACTTATTAACATCAGCCTGTAAAAGCTCATTCTTCTTGCGAGTAAACTCTTTCAGCAAATCAAGCTTTCTTTCCCAATCAGCAATTTCTTGATTGAGGTCTTTTCTCTTATCTTCAAGGTCGGCTATGCTATCGTCTATACGCTTGTTATTCGCCACACCAAGCTCAATCTTTGTATCAACCGATGAAACTTGCCTTAACAGTTCGTTTCGCTCGTTTTTGAGCTTTCTGATAAGCTCCGATGTATCGTTTTCATCAGCAAGAGCTTTCTCTTTTTCCTCGATTTTAGCTTTAAGTGCCTGATACTCACTGTTGCCTGTCATGTCAACATCGGTAGGTACTTTTCTAAGCTCTTTAGCAACAATGTCACACTTTTCTGTCAGCTCCTTAAGTTCTGCTTCGAGGTCAGCTATCTCTTTTTTCTTATCCTCAATAGCCTGTTTAAGCTCCTTGCTATCACTTGATAGCGCATTGCCCTTATCTTCAAGTTCTTTAAGGTTCTTTGCTTTTCGCTCGTCAAACTCATTTCTCATGTTCTCTATCTTATCTTCCGGCAACTTCTGACCGCACATTGGGCAATTAACACTACTTTCATCAAAGGCAAGCTCTTTTGTTTTTCTCCACTCAGCACGTACCTTTTCTAAGCTCTCTGCGCAAAATCTAACCTCTCTTTCAGAGTTTTCAATGCTAGCCTTTTTAGCTCTTATCATTGACTCTGTTTTGTGAATTGAAGCATTGAAATCATCAATCTGTGCCTGTAGCTCCATGCGCTTTTTCTGATTGTCAGCATTAGCCTTTCTTTCCATGTCAGAAAGTTCAAATTTAAGGTTCATAATGTCCTCTGTGGCTTTCTGCTTATCCTCTAAAATCTTGTTATAGTCGGACAGCTTATCTTCAATTTCCTTAAGCTGTGGCTCGTATGTTTTCTTCTGCAATTCAAGCTCTGCAAGGTCTGTATACTCATTGGTAGAATGAATTGTATCAATCCTTGTTGAGATTTCGTCTCTTTCCTTGACAAGTCCTTTTGAGCCATTCCTACCGCCTGTGCCGTTTAGTTTGCCACGACATACTTTTTTGAGCTGGTCTACATCGCCATCGTCAAACATCGGCTTAAGTTCGGCAAACTGCGGAAACATATCGCAGATTTCTTCATCGGTACGTGTTCCAAAATAGCTTGCAAGTGCTAATCTCTGCTCTGCCTGTGACTTGTTGAGCAATGTCATGGCATTTAAGCAAAATGGCAATATTCCAAGCTCTGCCATGTTGTCATTGATGTACTGATTGTAGTCTGCCATTTTGTACGGCACATCATTGATTGAGTAATCAGTAACACTGCCTGTAATCTCGCCTTTTTTGTTGCGCTTCTGTCTTGTAACTTTTTTCAGAGCCTTTCTTTTTCCGTCAATCTCAAAGGTAACAGCTCTTACGATGTCAACATCGTCAATCTCAACTCCGTTTTCATCATGCGGTCTTATGCCTGTAATCTCTCTGTCGTTCTCATCGTGACAATTCAGCACATCAAGAATAATTCTCTTAACTGTTGATTTGCCGACTTCATTCTGACCGGACAATACAGTTTTCATTGAAAAATCTGTGTCTAGTGTGTTTTTGCCATAGAATTTACAAAAATTCTGCGCAAAAATGTGTGTAATCTTCATTGCATTTCCTCTCTTTCTATTATTTGTTTATGGTTTTTAGAATCAAATTTCCGTGTAGGCTCGATTTTTTAACTACTCTTAAGTATGAGTCCGACTCTGATACAAAAAGCCACTCGCTCGCCACGTAATGAGCCTTGTTGAGCAATAGCTTCTGTTCTCTTGTCAATGGCTTTAATCTGTACCTCGTATCGCCTAGCCTAATTCTTCTTACATTGTTGCTCATTTAGCTTCTCCATTTCTTTATCTAATAACGCTTGAAAGTCAAATGATTTGTCCTCGTGCCGTTTAGCTCGATATAGTTCTTGTAGGTAATCGTTAGCACTCTGACGTTTCAATTGGCTACCAATCGCAGTAGATGTCAAGGTTTCCATTTCCGCTCCCTTCGTCATATACAATCCCTTGTATGCCAATAGGAGTATCAACTACAGTTCCGTGTGGTAAATCATCACTTGCAATTACTACATATTCGTTTTCATCAACCACAAGCCCATATTCGTTCAGATGTCTACCCGGTATATTAAGTCCACCACCCGGTAACACTCTCTGCGAGTACCACGTATAAGTGTAATCTCCGTATCGGACTCGCCCTAACTTTCTAAACCGGCTACAACTGCATTTCTTACGGCAAGTTGGAACTGTTGGCTCCTCATAGGTCTGCTCAACTACAACCGACTCATTCTGAACTACTGTCGGCTCAATCTTGCCTAGCATTACATCTTTTAAATAGGAAGTAACACCGGCTGTCAGCTCAACTTTGCTATCTGCTTTCGTTGCTATTGGCTTTAAGGTCATAATTCCAATCGTTGAAATTGATAACATCAATATCAGGTTTCTTTTTCTCATGCGGTTCGCCCTCCTCTATGAGACATATTGCAATCAGTATCAGCCAAAAGACTGTTACGATTGCTCCAACGATAATACTCGCTGTCTTAATTCCGTATGCCACAGACAGTCCAAGGAAAAATGCAAACGCTAATGCTCCGAAAATCGAGTAGCCACAGCCGGTGTAGAATTTTTGCTTCAAAGTTCTTTTTCTCATACAAAATCACCTCGCTATGCAAAACTCTGTTGAGCGTTTGCGTCCTGAATAAGCTCATCAAGATACTTAGGCGCGACATAGCAATCAATAAACTCATGCACATCGTCTATATACTTCCTCTTGATACTCTTATAAGTAGATACGCAACCATACTCACGTTTTAACTGCGTCCATATATCAGAGAATGTCTTATGCCTGATACTGTTATCCCTGTATGCTTCGCTCTGCTTGCCACCAAGAATATTTACAACTCTGCGCTTAACATGCTGTTGTATCTCGTCAATATCGCAACTATAAAGTGGTACATTTTCCTTAAGCTCGCTCACATCATCTTTGATGTCGTTTACTTTCTGCTCTAATTCTGTGTAGCCCTGTGCCAAAAGCTGTATCTGACCGCCTGTTGTCTTTGGCATACCATAACTGCCTGTTTTTCTGATTGACGGAAGTACCTCATCCATTACCCACCGCTCAAATTTCTCTGCGCTAGGCAATTTTGATTTCATAATGAGTCGGTATAAATCTCCCTCATTTATGTATGACATAGATTGCACTCCACTAGATGTAGGGGTGTCACGTTTCGTTACTCCCTTGCAATGGTCATTAACTGCCTTGCGTGGATTTGTATACCCAAGTGCGGTTGCCACATCTGTTGCTACAAAATATGGCTTTCCGTCAATTTCTGTCATTCGCACTTCTCCGAACTCTTCATTATTGAAAATTTGTAAATCGTTCATGTTTTCTCCTTTCTACTCGATAAAATAAGAAACTTCTACACCAAAATAATTAGCAATCTTAATTAGCTTGTCTGTTTTTGGCATTGATTTTCCCGACTTCCAATCCGAAAAAGTACTTCGTGCCATTCCGAGTTCCTCCGACAGTTTGTAAAACGAAACGTTTCTAGCTTTTATGAGCGTATCAAGTTTTTTAAAACTCGCCTGTCGTTTTTTCTTATTCAATTTCCCATCTCCTTTCTTGACAATAGTTAGGAAATCCGTTACAATAAAGAGCGCCATATTAGGCAAAATACGCTAGGAGGTAAAAGCCTTGAAAGCAATTTTGATTTTGCCTGTTCCATATTTGCGAGGCCGCATTTAAAATGTAGCAATCGGTGTAGCGCATTTTGGGCAGTAAAGCTCGATAAAAAATCATGGTTGGCATGTCCGATAATATGCCGTGCTACGCTAGATACTCCTCTCAATCCGTCAGCTAATGGCAACTAAAATGCTGAGCTTAAACTGCATAAGTGGCGGAACATTTAAAGAAGCATTGGTACTACACAGTGCGTCGAAAGACTGCAAAATGTATGTGGTGTAAAAAATAAGGCAACGGCTGTTGGTGGTAGTACACTAACAGCTTTTGTTTTTAGTTCAAAAATCCTAACTATGTCTTGATAAAAATTAGAAAATCGTGTATACTATGAATTGTCCAGAAACATAATATTATTTTCTCAATTTTATTTTTTATTGAGTTGAGATTTCCTAACTTCTTTTTCATTCTACATTAGGAAGTCTTATTTGTCAACCCCAAATGTTGAGAAATCACAACTTTTTTTAAAGGAGATTTTCTATGTACGAAAGATATTGTAAATTAAGAGACTCAAAAGGGTTAAATGATTCAGAAGTGGCTAAATATGGTGGTTTCCCTAAAAGTACTTTTTCAGATTGGAAAAAGGGAAAAAGCAGTCCAAAATTGTTTAAGCTGGTAAAAATCGCAGAATGTCTTGATTGTTCACTTGATTATTTAGTTACCGGAAAAGAGCACCATTCAGTTGTTGAAGAGGCAACAAAAGACTTGGCTCTGTCGAACATGGATAGTAGAATCAAGGACTATGCGTTGAAATTATCTAAATTGTCGGATAAAGAGCAAGAAAATATTATGAATTTAATAGATATGATGTATGAAAATACTCAAAATAAATTAAATTAATAAGAAAGGTGGTATTTTATTATGAGTAAAACTGTTAAATGTCCTAAATGGGGTTGTGATGGCGTTGGCATACCTGTTGATACCAAGAAAAAATTCTCATTCGGTAAAGCACTTGTCGGTAACACAGTAGGCGGTCTCTTCGGGCCTGTCGGTGCCGTTGTCGGTACTGCTACCGGAATTAAAGGCAAGAACGGCAAAACAAAGTTTGTGTGTTCAAAGTGCGGTAACGTTTGGGAAAAGAAAATATAGCCACAAGGCAGAGTTTTTACTCTGCCTCTATTTTTCCTTTAATAAATATGTACAAGTACAATAACAGGTCTTTATCTTCCAAGCCCTCAATCATTTTAATTATTTCATCCTTATATTCCATACAATACTACCTCCGATACATCCATTATAGAACATTTGTTCTTAAACGTCAATAAGGACGGCAGAAAAATCCACCGCCCTACCGAAACTTGAAGAGTTCTCTTGTTTGAGAACATCATCACTGTAGCACTTTAAAGTGTTTTATTTTGTCGAATATTGACAACATGGATTGCAAAGAATAGATATATTACTACATAATTAATTCCCCCAATAAAATATTACATATTGAACTCTACAACTCATATTCCCTTGTACTATATCTTTAAAAACTACATACCAACTATTATTTAACATAGTTACACCTTCTAAGTGAGAAGGAAAAGCCTTTCCGTCACCATTACTTATTAATATAGCAATATTATTAACAGAGAGACTTTCTAACTCAAACATGTTTTTGACTTGTTCTAAGGTAAATAACATAAATGAATTTTCACCCTTTGTCGCTGTTCTTACTGCGGTGCCAACTTTAATTTTTATACTATTTAATTTATCAAAATCCGTCTTTAAATTACCTAAACTCCGGTTTAATTCACCATATTTGTCATTCAAAATCTTACCTTGGCTCGCATCTAATGCACTGCCAGTGGTAGTAGTCGTGAGATTGTTCGCTAAATCTTTAAAAGCAAAGCTTTTCAAATCAGCGAACCACTTCTTAATTTTCCTGAAGCCGGTCGACACTTTTTCGCCAGAAACAAGATTTGCTCTAGTTGTTGCATCGGCAAAAGTAACTGTTGTATCGCTTATATTTCCATCTTCTGCAACCGCTCCGATATTGGTAGGGGTTATGTTTACATTTCCTCTGCGATAATAAGCTTCTTTTGCGCCTTTTACTCCTGTTACCGGTGTGCCGGCAAGCACATCCCAATATCTGTCGATTGTCAGATATACATTACTGCCGGCGGGGATTATATTACCAGCCCCCTCTTTAAAATCTGTGGTCGTAGTAAATTGGTCGGCTATATTGTACATATCACCGGAAGTAGCATTCGCTGTGTTCGGTAAGTCGGCAAAGTTAATTGTTCCAAGAGGCCTTAATGCTCCACTTAAGCTCTCAGATATTTCTTTGGCTTGTTCTGCGTACTTTTGCGCTTCCGACTCGCTCTTAGCAGAGCTAGTCTCGCTTGTCTTAGCATTAGTTTCAGAAGCCTTGGCTTTTATTTCGCTTTCTTTAGCATTGCTTGCAGAATTAGCTGATTCTTGAGCTTTGTTTGTGGCAAGTTCTGCTGATTTTTGAGCTTGTGATACGGATTGAGCCATGCCGTCAAGATAGTTCTGAATAAGTCTTTGAATTTCAGTGTCAAAATCCTCAACAGTTCCCATCCGCTTAACTATTCCGGGTGCAAAGCACATCCATATCTGCTGTTTTTTCGTATCGGAGTCGGTCGATACCGCCCATTCTCCGGCTTTCATTTTTAAGGGGTCAAACTCCGCGTATGCCCCTCGCCTCATTTGAATTGCCATAAGCTACACCTCGCTTTCATCAATGCCTAACTTCTGACACAATTTTGAAAACTTATCTTCCAATTCATCTATGTGTTTTTGCATTTTGTCAATCTTCTGCTCATCTCCGGCAAGCCTTAAGATTAGAAATTGCTCATAGTTCATGCCGTAGTACAGCGTATCATCATCCGATGTTGCTTTGTTTTGAAAAATCATATCAAGATTTTCATCGACATGTCCTTTATCTTTAAGGCTCTCAATTATATCCTGTGCCATTGCTCCAAAATATAACGGCTTATCTGAATATCCTTGTCTATTAAGATTGTATTGAAATAAATCAACCGAGCCTACTGCGTCAATATAATCTTGATTAATTGCTTTAATATTCTTTTTTAAGTGTTTATCTGACGAACTCCATACCCAAGTAGTATCAACTTGGAAACTTAAGGCACTGCCATCCCAGTCACAATGGTATTTATGCTCTGTTGTGTCACCACACATCGCGTATCCTCCATCGCTTTCTCTAAATTTTGGCGATTCCACATAGCTTGCTGCATTTAGTATTTTTGCACCAATGCTTCCAAATGGTCCATATAGTGATATTACGGCTTCGTCATTTTTATACATTCTAAAAACGCCACCGTTGCTTTCTAATCTAAATTTTGTCCCCACGTTGTTTGTTGACTCGATTTTAAATTTAGTATCAGACACGCTTCCGCCAGTAAGCGATATTGATGAATTACCAACAATATTTTTACCATTTATTGTCGTTCCGGTAATATTTTCGGCATCAACACTTCCTGCCTTAACGTCAAGTGCGTTTACATAGCTTGTAGTCACTGTGTCTTTGGTTATCTGAGTGACTTTAGCAGTAGTGTCAGCCACATTATCCCAAGCAATTTTCACACTGCTATCAAGTGTCAAGCCCCTATTGTCAAGGGTGACCAGTGTTTTACCTTTTGCATCCTTAACATACTGCACACCACTTACATTGTTTTCCCCGCCTAAAGTAAGTGTTCCACCATGCGCCCAGTCAAAATTAATGCCGATAGCCGACATAATATTGAAAATAGCGTTTCCATTTTTATCAATTCCGGCTTTCCATGTTTTGCCGTAATCATTTGATACAGCCATGCCGTTAGCCGTCATTTTCCACTGTATATTGCTCGAATTAAGGTCGGCTTTATTATGCATAATGTAAATAATTGAGCCATCCTCTTGCACTTGTTCAGTCTTAAAAAGTCCGAGCGATTGAGACATTAGCTGTGTCAGCAATTGCATTTGCTTGTCATATACACTTAGTTGTGCCTGTGCAACTTTCCTAGCTTGCACGACAGCCTTTGTCTCACTACTGAATTTATCAGCACTATTTCTTGAAGCATTTTCGGCATCACACGAAATTTTAGTGCCACTTCCAACTGTAAATGTTCGGTTGGAAATAAAACAGCTATAGGTATTCTGCTTGCGGTCTGTCACAAGTGCCACATCTCCACTCTCAATCAGTGGGTTTGACAAGAGTGTAGCGTCAAGCGGTCTGAACCTCATGCCACCGATTTTTTTAAAAATATAATCTGCAACTGTCTGCGCCTTGTCTGCCGAAATAAACGGATTATCAGATATTGAGACCACATACCCCTCTTTGCCGGCAAGCGCATTAACATCTTTTGCCTTATCCTCTTTTGATGTCACAATAACTTTAACACCTGTAATCACAACATCATCAGTCGCAACATTTAAATCTTTTTGCGTGTAAATATTGTGGTAATTTCTCGCCTCCGTGAATGTTCCACCATCAGCAATATCTCCACTTGAATAGTCGGTAAAATTTCCACCATCAACACTATCTCCGTCAGAGTATGGTGTAGTTTTTGTGCCAAAAGTTCCACCATTGTAATTTTGGCTCCCAAACTGGCTCATATCATACCAACCGATAAGCAATTCGCCATCGTGACCGCACTTGCCCCATAATCCGCTCAACTGTAAGATGTAAGCTATTACCTGTCCATATGTGAGTTTTTGATTATCACTCGGTATCTCGTTAATCACGTAATCAGAGTTATCAAATCTCGCCATAGTAAAAGGTACATCGCACTTAATACAAGCGTCTCTGACTACCTCATACGCTGTCGTAGGGTAGCTTAAATTGCTGTCATACTCGCGATTGAAATTATTAATATTGTCAAGGCAAGTAAGCGTTATGAGTGAGCCGTCATAGCTTGTTTCGCTGACTCTATACTCACCGATTTTTAGTTTTTCACTTGTGCCGTCAGAAAAGCTTTTTGAAACATATGCTGTTACGCTTGCCTTGTCAAAATCATACTTGCTGTAATCCTCGTAAATGTTATTCAGCTTAATTTTTAGTTTTCCGGCAATCAAAGCCCCGATTGTGAAAGTACCATTGCTCGATGTTGAGTCATTGACTTCGAAGCCATTCGCCCACAACTCGCTATCACTAATAGGGATTTTTTCGCCGCTTGCCGTAACTATGTCAGCAAAACAATTTACATTTATGTCATTGTCGAGCATTACTGCCCTTTGCCATTTAGCCGATACGTTAAGCATTAAATCACCGCCTTATACTTCTATGAGGTCAAAGCTCAATGTCTCGTACCTCTTATTGTTGATAGTCCATATCTTGATAGGTGCGCTCCTATCACCCACATAGAACGTGCGTGTTTCATCGGTGCCGCTCATAGCATCAGGATATGTCACTCTGATATATTCGGGGTTCACCATTTGAAGTATCTTTGCTGTCCTAGCCTTGTCTGTACCATTCCACGACAATTTGAGTTGTCGCTTCTGTGCTATTCTGTTTTTATGCATTTGAGCGTCCTGTGTTCGCCCGCTATCGCTTGCAGACACATCAATCATGCCCCATTCAAAAGTTGACGGAGTAGGTAATTCTACTCCGTCTACTAACATCATTGCCATATTGTTACCTCGTAAAAAGACACCCACGCAAGGGTGAGTGTCTTATCCAAATTCATTTGCTACAATATATCGTTGTCCATGCTTTGCTTTACCTACCTGTGTCATGCGATAGAGTGTTTCGCTGTCACACTTAAACACATTTTCAATGATAGGCGCAGGGCTTCCGCCGGTGTTATAGTTCATCAGTGCTTGAGCCATTCCCTCTAATACAGCATCTCTAATTCCGTCTGTAATCTGTTGATTGTTTGCGACTACGTTTCTACCATTTGAGAATTTACCGACTAACTCGTTGTGATTAATAAAAGCCATGCCGTCCTCTCCCCTTGGGAAAATTCCGCCACTAGCAAGCCTTGGAATATGTACTTTCGGGACTAACGATACTCCGTTCCAATTTGCACCAGCCACCTTAGCAGCCATAGAAACAACTTTGTTAAATCCTCTTAATAAAGAGTTAATTCCACTGACAACAAAATTAACGCCATTCTCTATTTTAGAAATAACGTAGTTCATAGCCCCTGTGACACCGCCTCTTATTGAACTCCACACATAATTAAACGCGTTTGTAATTCCGATTTTCATAATATTAAAGCAGTTTGTGATAGGCGAAATAACATTGCCATTAAACCAACCCGCCACGCTTTGCCAAGTAGATATAACAAAGTTCTTTGCTACGCTAAGTGCCGATGTTATGCCAGCTTTCAACATATTAAAAAAGTTTGAAATCGGTTGTATTACTGTACCGCTAAACCAACTTGCCACCCCTTGCCACGTTGAAAAGACAAAATCTTTTGCTGTCTGTATCGTTGTCTGTATAAGCGTTTTTAAAAAATTAAACAGATTTGAAATTGGAGTAATTACATTATTATTGAACCAACTTGAAGCTACTATCCAAATTGCTTGAATTATTATCCAAACACCTTGAAAAATCTGTTGTGCTCGTGTAGCAAAGCCTTTAAAAAAGCCAACTATCGGCTCAATTACTGTGGAACTAAACCATTTCGAAGCTCCTTGCCACACAGTTACTATGTCTTTCCATAGAGAACCGAAAAAGCCACTTATGGTTTTCCACATATCTTTAAAAAACGAAACTACAGGCTCAATGACATTTCCATTGAACCAATCGCCAACCGTTGAAAATAGTTCACAAATTGTGTTCCAATTATCTTTTACTAAAACAACGATTGTTGATACTGCCGCCACTATTGCTCCAACAATTACCGCCGGCAATGCTGCCACACCAGCTAATATTGCTCCGATTGTAGCCAATGCAACACCTATCACCATTAAAATCTCATTCACCCAGCTAAATCCGTCTTTTAACATTTTGACAAAATTTACGATAGATAAAATTGTTCCGGCTATTGCCGAAAAAGCAGAACCAATTGTTGCTAATAGGTCTACTGCCCCTGTTCCGAATGCGGCTGTTATCGCATCACCCAAGCTTAAGCCACTAAATAATCCCTCTATGAGCAATCCAAGATTAGTTGACAATGAGGCGAAAATCGTTTTAAATGCTTGCATTATTGCCGTTCCAATGCCGGCTCCTTCTACAAGCTCAAATCCAATTTTTGAAGCTATTGCCTGTGCTATCGCTTTTGATAATGATTTTCCAATAAAAGCGAGTGCCACTGAACCTAATTTTAACGAAATTATCTTTTTTATCAGCAATGTGCCAACTATTATCTCAACAGTTTTAATGTCCAAATTGCTTAAAAAGTCCGTAATTCCTTTAAGTATGTCTTTCCACGACACATTTTTAATTGCCGTGGTTAGCATGGTGTATATTCCTTGCACCCATGCGTTAATAGTTTTTGCTAATAACGCAAAATCAAAATTCTTAAAAAATCCATTAATGCCGTTAGCAATCGACAGGCCAAAATTAGTCCAATCGAATGTTGTGCCGAATGAATTGAGGAAATGCAAAGCTGTGTTTAGCGAACCGGCTATTGTCGCGCCTAAATCGTAAAAGAGCCTTGGGCTGATTAAACCATTAAGGAAGTCTGCAAGTCCTTTTCCGAAATTATCAGCTTTCTGATAAATCTTCTTCCAATCAATGCTCTCCATAGCGCTTGCAAGAGCGTCACCGATGTACTTTCCGAGTGAGTAAAGGTCTTTGATTGATGATTTGTATTTTTCGAGCAATCCATCAGTCTTTTTCAGCGAACTGTCAACACCACCGCCAGCTCCACCGCCACCGGAACCGCCACTGCCCGAACCACCACCACTGCCACTATCGCTGTTATCGTCAAGTGCGTGTATCTCGTCTATGCTAAGCAATGTCTTTTTCAGTTTTTGGGCTTTCTTATTAGAACTATCAGCATTATCGCCAATATCGCCAACTCCGTCAGCTATGTCCTCCATGCCGTCAACGGTAGCACCGCCACCGCTTATCTCGATAGTCCATCCGAAAATTGCTCCGAGTGCGTCAGCTACAGTTCTTGTGAAGCTGATAACCTTGAGCATTACTTTACTTAAGGCTTGAACAAACGGCTTTAAAGCATTGATTACTACGCTACCTATAATACTGCCCCATGCTTGGAACTCTTGCTTAAGTACTCTTACACTGTTAGCCCAAGTGTTGGCAGTTTTAGCAAAATCACCTTGCGCAGCTTGCGTGTTAGCCATGACATAATTATATCTTAGCAATACCTTTTCAGCTTGCGTCATGGATTTAATATTTGCGTCAAGCCCGTTTTTCATAGCCCACTCTGAAAGTGTGGCTTGTGTTAAATCAAGTCCGTATCTCCTTAATGGTGCGATTGTTCCCGAAAAAATGGATTGTAAGCTCTTTGCAACATCAGCTTGGTCTACATCGTAGAACGAAGCCATATCGCCCGCTAATCTTGTAAGATTAAGCGACATATCAGCCATACTGTCTGTAGTCTTGTATAGCGTGTTATTTTGACTCATAAGAGCTTTATTTGCCACTGCCGTACCATTTGCCACTTGCTCTGACGAAATACCTATAGAAGTACCTAGTGCTTGGAAACGGCTTGATATTTGTTTGACTGTCAGCTCTGACATTCCAAAGTCTTGAATTGATGTTTTTGTAAAATCATCAACCTTACTTGCCATATCGCCAAACGTGGTGTCTACTACGTTTTGAACCTCTGTTAATTGACTTGCTAAATCAACTGCACTGCCTATTTTTCCTACAGCTCGCATAACCATCCAATAAGTTGCGTAAAACTTACCGATAGTTGAAGCCAAACCCCTAAATCCACTTCTTGTACTCTTAATTGACTTGGTTGTGTTTGAAAAGCCTGTTACAAGTGACCTACTAGCCGAACCGACTTTTGAGCCTTGTTGTGACAGATTAGCAAGTGCATTAGTCATTTGAATAATGTTATTGCTGACTCTCGGTGCGCTAGATAATGTTGTCATTACCTCTTTCAAGGCACTGCCAAGGTTTCTGATATTATCCGCAGCATAACCGGCTGATTTTGAACCGAGCTTTGAGATTGAAGCTGTTAGTTGTGTAATCTCTGCTGATTGCTTTGAGATACTCGCAAAGCCCGACAATTCTGTTGCCATGCTTTTTAAGGCACTTGCCGAGCTGACAAGTCTTGCAGTATCAAGGTTGCCGAGTTTTTCCATGTTGGTTGCAATCTTGCTAAAGGTACGTGTATCAATACTGCTCACACTTCTAAGTGATGTTGCAAGTTGTGACATTCCACTCGCAAAATTGCTTATGCTCGCACCATTGAGGGAATTGAGAGTACTTCCAAGCCCTTGCAACTTACTTTGCAAATTGCCTATGGCTTTAGTCGCTTGTTGTGCGTCCGACTTGATTTGAAGCTCAATGCTCTCTGCCATTTTCTCACCTCCCTGTAATAAAAAAGAGCTACCCTAAAGTAGCTCTCATGTATTTATCCTTTGAGCAGATAGTATGTTGTAATCAATCCAACATATCCATCTTGCTCAAGGGCTCTATTCTTTTGAAATACCATGACACATTTAGTGAGATAATCCGTCCACTTGCCGTAATCAGTATCAAGTTTATAAAAATGATACTTGTCATGCAGAGTTTTTCTCAACCACTTAAAGGCTGTCGGGCAGTTATGCCTCTGACCGCTCCACAAATTGTGATTTTTAGCAAATCTCTGTGAATTGGCTCCAAACTTGCCATCTTCTTTCAGTGCATCAGCTCCTTTGAGGTCGAAGCCTACATTCATAGCGTGCTGCCATTTTCTTACATTATCATTGTCGAGGTAATATTCCTCATTGCCTTTCCAAGCGTTATTCTTTACCGGAGTTACCGTTGGTGCCGGAGTTGCTATTGGTGCCGGATTATTCTCTATTCCATCACCCTTATTAAGCTCAATGTATAGTAAGTTAGCATCTGTGCTGTTATTCAGACCGCTACAAGTAAATGCACTTGAATACTGCCAACCGTACAGAGGATGTTGAATAACAGGCTTCTTTGCACTATTAGGCTCATCACCAATAGACATTCCCTTAGTTGACGGATAACGTGCAATCCAAAACGGACAGTTAATCTGATTTGCGTATGGTGCAATATACTGATTATAAAAGCTAAGCCCTGTGTATACACCAAAGTTAAGTCCGGTGCTCTTGATAACACTCTGATATGTGTTAATTATGTCAATAAGTGTCTGTCCGAGTCCTTGCTGGCATTTATCTTCAACATCTAACCAAACAAAGGTTTTCCGTCCGTTAAGGACTTCAATCACTCTATGCGCATCCATCCTCGCCTTGCCTACTGTTGTAGCGTATGAGTAGTTATAAACGCCTTGTATCGGCATTCCTACATCAATACAGCCTTTCCAATTTTGCTCAAAGGTTTTATCTGGATTAAGGTCTTTGCGGATTATTTTAAGGATTGCAAATTGAACCCCAGCCCACTTAACCTTACTCCAATCAATATTCCCTTGATATGACGATACGTCAATTCCTTTATATGCCATATTTTCACCTCATTAATCAGGACTTTCAGGTAATCCTGACTGTCTTAATGCGTTAATTCGTTGTTTCATTTCATAAACGGCAATTTCCTCATTAGACTCCTTGTATTTAGGCTCGTTATCCTTTGAGTATTGCTCGCTTAATGATTTTTCAATGTATTTCGCCCTTGCCTTATTGCCATTTAAGGCTCTGTCGATAGCTGTAAGAGTTGCACTTAATCCGTATGTGCCCCACCAAGCCCACATGTTGGAGTCGGCTTCTTTTTGTGCAAGCATATAAGCCTTTGAATAAGGCTCTAAATCAGCCGGACAAGACATATCTATGTCCTCAACGCTAAATCCATAGCCTTTAGTTGCTAAAAGCCAATATGGGCGGATTTCGTTGCAATATACTTCCCACGTAAGCTCTTTTACTTCTTGATTGGTTTCTTCTTGGCTGTCTGTTCCTCTTTCGCCAGCATCTTCGATAAAAAACTGTTTTTCTCCATTTCCGCAGACAAGTCATTATAGAGTGATTGTAAATCTCCACCCTCTTCATTCTCCGGGTCGAGATAGTCGTCAAGTAAATCATACATCTTCGCTAATTGCTTCTCTTTTGCTTCTTTATTGTCAAAATCAAAGCCAAATTCGTCAGCGTGGAATTTCTGTAAGCCTACAAGCAAAAACTCCGGTAAAAATTCAAGCATGTTGTCAATGACTTCAAGCCCTTCGCCCTGTTGCTCCATTCCTACAAGTCTTGGGATAATTTTATTCTTAACTACCGGTGCATATCCGAATTTAACTGTGTATTCTTTTCCGTTTAATTTAATTTTCATATTTTATCTTTCCCTTTCTCCCTAATTTATATAGGGAAAGAGGCAGTATTAAAACTGCCTCCATTACCTTACTATATTGTATCTTCAAGTTCGCTGTCAGCCGTGCTATCATCATAGCCAACCGCTACGGCTTTTTCCGATTGGCTCACGATTTTTTTGTGAGTGTGATTACTGCTGGATAGCCTTGATCATCCTCTGTTACCGCAACATCGTAGTTATCCTCAATCCACTTAGGTACTGTCTGAACTGATACAGTCGCAGTTCCTGTTAAGTGGTCATCCGAAGCCTCGTCTGGGGCGAATGACTCCTGTCCAATAAAAGCGCAGATACCCTCTGAACCTTTTCCGTCTGTACCATAGAGAATAATAAAGTCGAGCTTCTTGCCCTCGTTAGTTACCATCTCATCCTTGTACTTTTTCTCAAAAGCTCCCTCAACTTCCATGGAACCGGCTGAACGTCTGCCCATTTCCTGTGTCTCCACTAAATCTTCAAGAGTTGAAGTATCTACCATGTTCTGTGAACCGAATGGTGAGGGAATTGATTTTGCTCTAAGTAAGAGCTTGTAAGTTCCAGCCCAGTAATCGCCACTTGTGGCAGACGCGGTTGGTGTCTTGTAAGCAATTCTGCTTTTTAATCCTGTTGCCATTTTTGTTACCTCCTAATTTTTCATAAAAAAATAAGAGCCAAAAAGCTCTTATAATCTATCATTCCAGTCGAATGACCGCCTAGCACGTAATGTTGCTGTCCATAATTTGCCGTTTTTCCTAGCGAATGGGATTGTTGTCAGCTTAAATGACATAGCTTTGTATTCATTAGCCACTGTCTGTGCCACATTTAAGGCTTCTGAACGGCTTTTATTCGTTGTAACAATTACTTGTGCTGTAAATAACACTGTATTTATTCTTTCGCACTCTAAATCCTCATTCTGTTCTATAGGTTCGAGTGCTTGAACTAGCACTGTCGGGAAACTAGCTGCTGCACTGTCCGACTGTTCCTCTTGCGTGAATTTTAGCTTGGGATATTTAGTTTTCAATTTTTTCTCACATCGAGTTTTAATAATCGCATATGTGAGGTTTTCGAGGTCGAAAACCCATTGATTTTGACTCGCCACTTTATCACCTCAACTAAAAATTTTTTCGTGCTGTTTTCATAATGTCATTTTCCATTTTCAAAAATGCGTTATACATCGGCATTGTAGGTGTAATGCCGTATGAATGGTGTAATTCTCCACTTTCGTCTCTCCAATACCAACCCTCACTGTCAAATGCGTGTGTCTGTCCCGGGAAAGTTCCTTGACCGCCTCTTGTGTCATTGAAGTGTGGTTTAGCTTTCCAACCTGAGCCGTATTCAGCCATAAGCAAAGGTGATACATCAACTGTTTTGAGTCCGTCAGCCGTCTGCCATGTGCTTTGTATCTGCCCTGTTTCGGTAGCAAGCACAATAGCCGTACAGCCGTCCGTTGTATCTTTAATTTCGTAACTAAACGTGATATAGTGCCCAAAATTGCCTGTATTTGCTTGTGCTACAGCAATGCCATTACTAGCAAGCTCACCAACAAACGCTATGCACTTGTCTTGTAAGCGGTCTTTATATTTTTCAAGCTTGTCTATCGCATCTTGTATAGATTTTTCTGTCAGAGAAACGTCAATCTTCATAATTACACTTCTTTCACAACTGCTTTGAGCATGTATTTAACTGAATAGAGAGAGGGTTTTACTCCTACTATTGTAAAGTCTGCGGAAGTTGAATCAACTAATCCGTTATCGTCCTTTGTAGGCTCGCTATCAAGCCAAATAACATCGCCCTTTTTAAAAGGGTATTCTCCTCTGTCTGTCAATAAAACAGCGTCAAAATCAGCCACATTAAAGCCATATTCTTTGTTCTGTGCTTCTCCTCCGTCAAACGATATATTCGCCCGAAAATCAACCGGCTCCGAAAAGCCTGTTTCCTCATGGGTGTAATATATCTTCTCTCCGTCCTCTGTTTTATAAAACTTTAGATTTCCGTCCTCGTCTTTTTCATAGACTGTGACTGTTTGACCTTGAAGCGCGTATTTCATGGCTTGTTTATTAATGTCAAGCATTTTTCTTTATCTGCTTGTAAATCTGATTAACACCGGTACTTGCCATGCCCGACACAATGCCAACGGCTATTGCATCAAGAATGTTGTTTGCCGGATAACCGGGAATTACAAACATTCCAACAATACCGAGCACTCCACCGGCTACACCTACGATAATAGGAATAATATTATCTTTGACCTGTGGTATCTGCTTTGAAGCATATCCGATTAAATAAGTAATTACCATAATGGCAACTACTGTAGGTACTTGTGTAAAGTCCATCAGCTTTTTCCTCCTTTGCCTAAATGGATTTCCTCAATCTCATTTTTCATTTTTGTTACCATGCCATTACCACCGAGTGCGTGGTATGCGTCATACATCTCGCAAAAATTCTGATACGCATATGAGGGAATTTCGCCAAGCTTCATATACTTATCGTGGTATTCGATAAGCTGTACTCGTAAAAGTAACATTGTACCTTTTCCGTTTGCTTGTCGTAGCTTCTTTTCCTCTTCAATGCGCTCATTTCTTTCTTTTGTGTCTATTACTTTTTGTTTTTTCTGCTCTTGTAAAAGCCAAACAATATAACCCAAAAGTGATGTCAGGACAATTGGCAAGGCAATAATGTATGTCTGATAGATTAAATTATTCATCTTACAGCCTTTCGTCTTTGGTAATTGGCACACCGCCCACCACCACTTAATGTGTACCGCCTGCTACCATATTGGTAACGCACAATCTTCTTTTGCTATAGCACTTTGACAAAAGGAAATACTCCGACAAACAGCTTATCTCTGTCTTTCCATGTACGGCTCACTCCACCCTCACTCAATGCGCTCATATAGTTCTCACCAGCTTGTGAATGGTCGTAGACAGCGAGATTGATAACGACATTCTCAAACTGCTTTAAATCGGCAGTTATATCATCATCAGTGAAAGTGTCCGGATAACACCTTTTTGCTTTTACATCTTCCGTGGCTTGTCTAATGAGCTGTTCAATGAGTGGGTTATCTTCTTTTTTATCGAATGCAACCACATCAGATGTTGTATAATCGTCGTTTGTGACAGTTTCGATATGATATTGTTTAAGTCTGATTTTGACTCGCTCTAATGTGGTGTATTCCATAGCCAAGCTCCTTATAATCCAAACTTTTCAATTAGCAACTTCTTTAGCTCTGCTCCTGTAAGTTCTTCTGCATTGTCTATACCTTGTTCTGTGGCAAAAGCCTGTAAATCAGATGTAGACATGCGATTAATGGTTGTCTTGCTATAATCAAAAGAAGCTCCGGAATTATTATTTTCCGGAACCTCTTCGCCAGCGTTATACCATTTACCATTATGAATCACTATATATGGATATTTCATAGTTGCGCCCCCTACTCTTCGCTATGAACCTCATATACGAATGTGCTATCCATATTCTCATATGATGGAAGAACAACCTCGGAAGCAAATGTTGACATCTTCATAGGTGGTCCGTACTCTGTCTTTGTAGCGACTGTAATACCTACACCATATACTGTTACATCTACATCAGCCACCTGTCTTGCAGTTCTTTCTTCCGGTGTAGTACCAAACCAAGTGCTACCGAGACTGCCCTCCGGAAGAAGTGTAACCTTGTTATCCGGGTAGAAGTACTGCTCCTTGCCATCATCATCAATGTACATCTTATCGTAAAGTACGATAGTGAGCTTTGTTCTCTTCTGCACTACTGAAATAACAGTATCATCGTCAACATCAATAGTTGCTGTAAGGTTCTGTGCAAGGATTGAGTTTCTTATCTGTGCATTATCAAGCAAATACTGAAATGTATTGCTGTTCATAAGCACATATCTGGCAATCTTGCCTTGCTTCTGTAACTTCTTTCTTGCATTGTTAAGGTCTGTAAGTGGCTTTGAATTAGCTGTATCACTCCACATACTTGTGCCGGATAACTTTGCATAATGGTCTTTTGCGTATGAACCATCTTTATCATAATCGTAAGCATACTGAACACCATCGCTCACAATGGCAATTACTGGATGACCTGCACTTGTAGCAAGAAGCGACATTCTCATACGCTCTGGAACAACCTCTGCGCCACTTACAAGATTATTAGTATCGTCATATACGCTTGATAAAGCACTTGCAAGGTAAGGATCATCTTCTGATTGAATACGCTCGATTTCAAGCATTTCCTCTTCACCGACTGTCATTCCCTCACGGAAAAATGCCATTTGTGTTTTTTCCTTGCTTAATCCCTCTCTAGCTTTAATTGTTGGGATGGTGTCAAAGTTGGATGGTGCAAGCGATACTGGAAGTCCTTTATGCGTCTTAATCCAGCTTAAATCAAGCCCCTGTTTCTTTCTTTCCGGAAACCACTGTAAACCAAGATAAGGTATCTGATTACTAGCGTTTTCTGTTGCTGATAATGCGATAGACTTACTGTCTAATACTTCATTAATTAACATCTGTTTACCTCCTGTTATTATTCAAATACAATCATTGGAAGAGCTGTCTTAACTGCATCTTCATATGTAACACCGGAATGCTTTTGAGCAACCTCTGTGTTAAGGTATGCTTTCTTGAGAATCACTCCCTGTGGCCTGTCCTCTGTTACATCAAATCTCAAAATGCCGATTGTAGTTGCTGTATTGTCTACAACTCCTGTCTTTCCAATTGGTGTACCGGCTTTAACAATTTTCTTTCCGTTTGCGTCTTTATCTGTGACCGCAGAAAAATCAAGTGTTAAAGGAATTGCCTCATTAGGCTCTCTTTTGAGAATCTGTACGTCTCCCGCGTATGAAGTCTTTTCATACTGCATATTCATTTCCTTTGCCATTTTTTACCTCCTGTTATTACTGAATGTAATGTGATAAAATGTTGTTGCTTTTAGGTACATCAGATATAAGGCTTTCTGCTATCTTTTCAGCATTTGTCTTATTTCCTGTATCACCATCGTTATTGTTACCGCCATTATTAGGATTAGGAGTACCTTTGAGTGCGTTTTTCTCATACTCCGCTATCGCATTGGCTTTCATGTCGGAAATAATCTTTCCAAGTGATGTTGTGTCAAAAGAGCCGTCCTCTTTTACTACTGTTTTTGCTTGTTCAGCAGTAATGCCAAAATCAGACATTGCACTCTCTCGTAAATCTCTGACAGCATTATCTTTCTGTAGCTTGGCTATCTGCTGATTGGCTGTCTCTAAGGCTTTATTCGCCTTTTCAAGTTCCGTCATGTTGCCCGCTTGTAAATCGTCAAGCTGTGCCTGTAGCTCGTCAGCTTTGTCGGCTTTAGTCTTGTACTGATTGGCTTTCTCTTTCTCTCTTGCCATTTCCTCACCGCTCTTGTTAAGCAGATTTGTTATCTGCTCATCCGTTGCGTCCGGAAAAAGCTTCAAAACATCATTTCTTGTCATTTCATTACCTCCGTAACTCACGCTTTTGTTATCGCTGGTCGCACCAGCCGAGTTTTTCTGTTGTTTAACGCACAACTGCAAATTTTGTATAATAAAAAGCAACCTATAAGTTTTCCTTACAAGTTGCTCATTATTTGTAATATTTAACACTGCATCTACACCCTGCTATTTCTTTTACCTGTGCCCCTAAAGAGTGGTCTTTTGGAAACATCATCAGTGAATTTCCTACCTCAAACGGCTCAAAAATATCAATTCTCTTTCTGTCAACTTCTGCATGTGTAGGTCTGACATGTGAATCTTCTTTTGAGCGCCACTCTTTTGTTTTGTAGCCTTGTTTCACCATATCGGTTTGCAATCTGTAATTGCCGACCGCATTAGCTTCATTCGCAGCTACATTTTTTGCTCGCTTCTGTGAAGTAAAATATTCCACCTCACTATTTTGTGTGGTAGCGTCAACCACTTCATTCACAATGTACCGGGCATAATCTGTGATGTATGAGGGTGTTTTCTTTGCTTTACAGTACTGCGTGGCAATGCTCTCATATCTGATGATAAATTCTTTGGTGATAGTTGTTATCTCTGTTTCTTCTTTGCCGGATAACAAGGCAAATAGCATAACAAAGATTTTTTCAAACTTTTCGGCAAGCTTTTTTCTATCTTCCTTTTCCTCGTCAGATAAATCCATCTCACCAAAATATGTGTCATAATCTATGTCTTGTATTTCATTTTTGTTAAGTGCGTGGATTTCGTCTGCCATATTAAGCTCCAAAATAAATTGACAGCCAATTATTCATCGGCTGTCTTTCCATTGTTCTTATCATCGTTATTATTGTTAGGTGTAGCTGTTGTCTGCTGCTCTTCCGGGAATAACATTTCCATGCGCTTAGCACTTTCAAGAGTGACTTGTTCAGGGTCACTAAACATGTCAATCGTCTTAACTGCTCTCTTGTAATTGATACCGCACCTAAGTAATATTTCAAGCACTTCTGCTTTAACAAGCATGTTATCTAGCTTATTATGATTAATGTGTATCTCAACATCACTAGGCATAAGCGTAAAGCCTTTATTAATTCTCAGCCTGTTAAGAATAAGCCTAAGTGCCATTCTCTCTGATTTCTTAAGGATAGGCTCATTAATAGCCGTTCTAAGTCCGGCATCGTAATGTCCGTTTCGTAGTTCTACGGCAGAACCAGTGTCACCGCCTGTGTTGCCTTGACGATTTGCAAGACCTTGAATGCTTAAAAATCTTTCAAAAAGGTCAGTGAATACCACTTGCCCCTCTGTCTGATTAAGTTCGCTCGTCATTACATCAACATCAGCCTTGTTGTCTGAACCATTGTTAGATTTAACTACTAATGCTCCCTCTTGTCGCATTTTTCTGAATGTATCTATGTCAATCTCGCAATTAACGAATTTCACCCATGCAGACACAAACTGCTCGACACCATTAATTCTGTCCGATGTAAGCACGTTAATAGCATCTGTGATTGCAATAGTCATTTCAATGTCAGATAACCGCCTTGCATTGTTTGGATATTCAATCACCGGAATTGCTCTGTTGCCGTTTATTCCGCTTGCATAAATCTTGCCGTTACGAATATCAAACCACTCATTATCGGTGAACACATAATAAATATCTGCTCCGTTCTCATCCTCTCCGATTTGACAAGAGAATGCCGGACGGCCGTTTGAGTAGTACGCTACAAACGTATACATTGGATTTTCGGAAGATAAATAAAAGTCGCTTTCATCAAGTAACTGTCCTTGTCCATCATCATTACCGATGAATCTGTAGCCGGTACCGCATATGCTTCTCCAACGATGTATGTCTATATCGCACTCCTGTTTGCTCTCCGAATCCATTGTGATGTTAAGCTGTGTGATTTCTTCCGACTTATGGTTATCAGTGCCACGCAACACATATTGGATTGGCTCGGCACACATTTCTGCGGTCTTGCGCTCAACAAGCTCATACGCAAGATTTACAGCAATCTTGTTATTGATTTCCGGACGATTTACCTTTTGTCGATACAAAATCGGTTGGTCGCCACGATAGTATCTGTCAAGATACTCAATCTCAATAGCGTTTTGCTCGTGAATCACAAGTGCTTTATTCAGTTCTTCGATTATATTGTTTTTTGTGATTTGCCTTTTCCTCGTGAAAATAACTTGTCTGCCGTAATTATTATGGCAAACAGCTGAAAAAGGTCTTACGTTTTTATGAGCATATCTATACATCAATAAAACCTCATGCCACTTACAGAAGTTCTCTGTGGAACCTCTTTTATCTGAAATTCTTGTGTGCCAGCCCAAAACCATATCCATTTACGGCAGTGGGTACACATTACTTTGTGGTGCTTCTTGTCGTTTTTATTTACCCACGTTAATAGCTTTCCACAACGAGGGCACATTACACTTCGTTTTCCTGTTGGTACAATATTCTGATTATTCATGTCACCCTCGATTCACTAAAAATAGCACCCACAATCTGTGAGTGCTATTTCTTAAAGAGATTTTCGCAATGAACGAATTACATTTTTTTCATAGTTATATTATAACTGTCAATTTTTTAAGTGTATATATGCAATGATATGCAAAACTATGCACACTACTGCACATTTTCAAGATATTCTTTTCCGTAAAGCCTTTCAAACTCTTGCAAGGCTCTGCCGTGGATTGTAAATATTTTTCTTATGCTCCAATTTGTAGCCTGTGCGATTTCTTCAAAAGTGTTTTGATTGACATATCTCATTGACAGCACATGATAATAGTCAGTATTCTCCATACTATCAATTTGACCGATGATATGATTTCTTTTTCTCATAAATTCATCAACAAGTCTGTCTGTGTCTTTTTCCAAGTCCACAATTTTAGTCACTGTACTGCCTAATTTATCTTTGTCAGATGAAACATCAACCGCTTCTTTGTCCGTTGAAACAGTAACGCTACATGCTATTGTCTTAAGCCGATATATTTCAGACAGCTTATTTTGTATCATTTTATCTAATCTGCTGATTTGATTTAAGTAAGTTTTTGTATTCATAATTTCGCTCTCCTCATTGCATACTTATAATTAATAAATTCTTCCCAATATATCTTGTCGAACCGAGTGTCTCTAAATCTATTATCAAACTTTCTTTTATCAACTATAAAGTCTAAACCCTCTTTTAATCCCAATAGAATATAATCAGGTACAAACGAAGCCGGTATTCTCACAATCTCATAACCATTGTCAATACAGCTCATTATCTTTCTTTCTCTTAAAAAATCCTTATTTTCATCTGTGTGATATAGTTCGCCATCAACTTCAACAATCTTCTTTAAATCCGGTATGAAAAAGTCTACTTTGCACTCGCCTATTTTGTAATTTGGATAATATTTAATGTTTTCCTTTTCAAGCTGTATAGCAAAACAAATTTCATTTACGCTATTAAAAATATAGCCCTCTGACATTATTTTTCGTGCAACCTCGCAAGCCTCTTGTTCATAATCTAAATCTTTAATTCTTTTTCGTTTTGCCTTTTTCTCTATTTTTTCTTTTGCTTTATCCACATTTGTAAGTTGTTTCAACAATTTTATTTTCCTGTCGCATTCCTCACAAACGTATTTATGCTTTTTGTTATTCTCAATAATAGCTCCGCACATAAAACATGTATTTGTCATTAATAAAGCCCTCCTCTGAACGGATTGTGTACTGCTTCAACCTTTGCTATCCGCTTTTCCCTAAAAATCATATCGCACAACTGCGCTGTAGAGTCCACGCCATCATCATGTTTCATTTTGCCCTCATATGTGCAAGAAAGAACGTTTTGAAAATATTTCTTGTATTCCTTAGTTTGTCTTTCAAGTTTTATGAAATGCAGTTTTCTTATATCCGGTGCATGATTTTTAATTCTGTCCATTTTTGCAGTTTTGTTATCTGCCGGGTCATGGCTTGTCAATATCGGGTAGCAATCTTTCTTCCATATTTTCTCGCACTCCAAACGATAGGCAGATGTTGTTTTCGTTTCCTCAAAATGTACCTCTGCTGTTTTGCTCGGGAATTTATCTAAGTGGCTTTCCATTCTGCTTGTTACTTCGGGAATTGTTATATCCTTATCGCCATCGTTATACACAACATCTACGATATAGTATTCCTTTTCAATCTCATAGCAAATCGGCATTGATACAAAGTCTCCACCGCCATATGCCGGGTCGTTTGCCGAAAAAATTCTATCAGGTCTTATTCCCTCAATTTCTGCCGGGTCAAAAAAGTTCATGTTATCAATATTGAACATCTGACCTTTTCTTTCTATCGGCTCTTGCTGATATTGTGCGAACCATGAAGCCATATCGTCATTATCTTCAAATGAAGCCATTCTGCGCTTATAATCTAATGTGGAATATCCCAATTTGTAGGGATAATCAAAATTGCTCTCATTGTTTTCATTGAGTGCCGGAATTATAACCTCTCTATGACGTATGTTTTTATATTCAGGATTGTTTGCAAGCAATTCTAATCTGCGTCCTTGCACATCTTTTGGCGCCCATCTCGTGCCTATTCCTAACAGCTTTGCTTTGCCGGGCTTAATTCTCGGCATAAAGTTATTATCAAACTTTCCCCAAACTGTAGCCTGTCTATCCTCGCTTAACGCTTCATCAATACCACTAAATAAATCGTCATATACTCCCAAGCCATCACAGTCACACGCTCCGTTCAATGTTCCGTATATAGAGCGCATGGTAAATGTTGGGTATGTTTTTTTACGCAAGAAGTCTATTGTAAGGTCTTTTCCGTCTGTGATAGCTTTTTTCTCTACAATTTTAGGGTAAATATCTTTGTAGGTGTACGTTGGGTCATTTACCATTTCTAATGTTCCATCGTAAAATCCTCCGGTTATTTTGTCGGAATATGCTGAATATAGATTTGACCTCTCCGGCCTGTTTGAACCAAACCACAAATTACCCATTTTAACGATTTGAGTCTTTCCGATACGTCCGGGGCAAAACACCATGCCCTCATCAAGTTTGTCATCGTACAAATCTTGAATGAGTTGTGCAACTTGGCTCAATGGATTTCTTCTCGGCAAATAAAATCTTTCCCATGGTGGACGATTTTTTTCCATGTAAATCATAAAGCTCTCAAACTTATAGTGAGCTTCCATCAGGAATAAATCAAAATAGTGATTAACTAGGTCATATGGTGTAGTCTCATGCTTAAAATGGTAATAATCCAAATCCCAAATCGTGCCACCTGTTTTAGCCGTGCAGAAGTCCTCTATAAGCTCTTTTGCCCTCTTAGTGAGTTGTAGTCCATACTCAATATCTTTCTCTCCATTTATGGCTACACTACAAGCGTCTACATAGGCATTAATTACTTGCTCGTCTTTTCCTTTATTTTCTATATAGTTTTCATATCCGTTTACTGTGGAAATAAGGCTCTGACTAGCCATAAGAAAAGCACCTCCACTTTTAAAAAGCAAAGGTGCTTATAGACCTCTGCCTATAATTTTTCTAGGGTAGCACCGTAAGTCACTTATACGGCGGTAAAATATTACTCTGTTGTTTTAATCATTATCTCTTCAACGCTATGTTTGCTACAAATCATTGTGTAACTATATCACATCTTCAAAGTCTACAATATACAATCTTTGACAACTGTCTTTTACTCTTTCTCTTGCCTCTTCAATATTTTTACAAATCCATGATGGATAATTGCTAAATTCAACATTTACTACCGCATATCTGTATTGTGGATAGTATCTTTCCTTAGTTTCTTTAAGGGTTAAGTGTCCAGACTTTTTGTACTTTGTGTTTCTGTTGTACTTTGTGTCGATAAGTTCTGAATAAAACTTGTAGTTTATAAAATTTATGATTTCGCATACGGCAAATATAATTACAATTGCAATCGCTATAACAGTTTTTATCATGGTCATTCGTCCTTTACGCTATTTAGAGTAGTGACTAGTTCCATTTGTTAGCTGGTAATGTTATTAAATTATTTTATAATTTCTTCTTCCAATTTCCCACTTATGAAAAACAGTAAGTGTCATAAATAAAACTGTATCTCCGTTTTTCAGTTCAATAGATATTGGCATTCCTCTTCTGTCAATTTTTGATATATCATTTTGATTTTCTGACAAAAATTTATGCAACTCCCATTGCAATGCTCTTATGGTCTGTTCATTATGTACATATATCATCCCCACGCAACACCTTTCTTGAAGCCTCGGCACATGCTTTTCTTTGCTCGTCATTGGTGCATTCTTTGTCTGTGTTGTATCGGCAAAAAGTCAGGTTGCATTTTTTATTATTAGGTTCAATAGGCTCTTGTTTATAAAAACATTCATAAAATTTTTGCCTGTCTGCCTCATTATCTGCCTCAATAACAGGTTCATCTTCTAAAGTGGAACAATCTATAGGCTCACCATTTCTACCGCCTATTTCGTGTGATTGCGCTTCTCTAAGTGCTTCACGCTCTATTGATTTAATTACTTCTGCCATGCTCATTTCAAAACTCCTATTCCGTCAACAACTTATACAGTTCCAACGCTTCATCATCTTTAATAAGTTTTCTGATACCGTTATGGTTCTCAAATACCATTGCTAGCGGTCGGTCTCCTGTTTCCAACCCTAGGTCAAACGCAACTGACATTACTTCTTCCCCCGCTTTTTCAACTCTAGCTTTTGGAATTATCACATTTTCAGGCATTTTAAATATTTTACTCATTCCTCATAAACCTCTCAAAATCTTTCCTGCACTTAGGGCATAAGTCAATTTGCTTCGTCTTTGTACAATAGTATTCTTCTAATACAATATTTTCTATACCATCTCTACTTATGACCGGCTCTATTCTCCCTTGTTTAATTTCCGTAAATATTTCTTTGAAAGACATAGCCCTTTTTAAATTCACGGTTCTTAGATAAGGGGATATTCGGTCATACCATATTTTAGGCTTTTCTATTTCCACGCCACACCTGTCGCAAGTGCGCCATTCTTTTTGATGTTTCATTCTTCCACCAACTTTCTTCCGCAGATAGGGCAATAAGCTATTTTCATTACCATTTCAACATTCATATTTTTACTGCTGCACACCGCAAAAGGTGGACATTTATTCAAGTCGCATGTAATTACAGGTTGATTTGACAACTTATCAATCTTAAATTTGCCATAATGTGTTACGACAGGGAATTTCTCTTCGCAAAACTCACACATGCTTCTCACTCTTCCTTTGCCTTAAACAGTGTGTCAGGAAATGGAATCCCTAAAAAATGCATATTTGCGTACTTCCTAAATGTCGGTACACTCATTCCAGCTATCTTTGCAGCTTGTGCCTGTGAGCATCTGCCATATGCGTATTCCATTAATCCCTCTCGGAATGAGTCGATATTTCGTGTCTTAACTCCCTTTGCCATATCTATGCCTCCGTTTAGTACTCAATAATGCCTTGTGCCAACTGTAGCAGATAGTCGCTTTTAGCAAAATGTGTTATTGAGTAGTTGGTCTCTCTTCTATGTGTTCGTCTGAAATGCTCGTTAACCATTCTATCAAGCCCAGTAAGCCCTGTTTCGTCTGCTAGGTAAACATCTGTCCACTCAAAGTGATTATGCTCCGTATCGGTCACATTAGAAAGCGACAGACATACATTAGTCAGTGTCTTATCGGTCAAGATTGGGTGAACCTTGCAAAAATATGTTTCGTACAGATTCATGTATCTGCAAAATGCGTTTTTGACTACTTCTCCGACTGTCTTGTTCTCAATGTTGTTGTCGCAGATTTCAGAGAATCTATTGAGCATATCATCTTTCTTTGCTTGCATATCCTGTCGGGTAACCCTTGCCGTCTGTTTCTCGGAAACAGATGTATGTACCTCTCCATCAATGTTAGTTGATGTATGTACCTTTTCAGTATTTAATCTTTCAGTACTTTGTTTATTAGTATTTAATTCATCAGTACTTAATCTCTCAGTACTTAATTGTCCGTGGATTTCTACCTGTTGACGTTCAACCCATAGATTTTCTGCATCTTGTTTTTCTATTTTCTGTTTATATGGTTCTTCGTAAACCTCATAGGTGTACTTTATTCTTCCACCATTGCTTTTTGTTGGATTTTCCTTGGTAACCACAACATAATTATTATCCTTTAATTCATTTAAAGCCGATTTAACGGCTGTTTCATTCTCTTTGCATATTGCAACTAACCCAGCTATTGAATAATCCCAATTATCGGGCAATGAAAGCATTACAGACAATAATCCTTTTGCTTTCAAGCTTAAGCTCTTATCTCTTAAATGAGTATTACTCATAACTGTGTAATTTTTTGTTTTATGCACTCTAATTGTTGCCATAATTGAATACCTCCGCTTGATATTATTTATGTATGCCTGTGATACACACTCCGCTTGATTGATAAAACAACAAACAGGCACAGCGGAAGTGCTTTTCGATAGCTAATCTAGTTTGTTGTAAATAGTTGCACGGAGAGTCGAACTCCGTCAGACCAAACCATGCCAATGCATTTCAAATCTGCAAATTCTATTTTGCAAAGAGTTTTCTGTTTCCGATAATACAACTACTATCCATACAGACAACCTTATAACCCATATTTGCAGTTCTGGTGATTAAAAGTTATCCAAAGATAAGCGCCGTACACAGGATTCGAACCTGCAAGCCTTTTACAGCCAACGATTTTCAAGACCGCTCCCTCACCACCCGGACATACGGCAAACATGACAGTGTAGTGGAACTGCCATGTTTGAAATTGCTTTTGCCACTACTTTGTACAATTTCATGCGGACTTTCTACCGCTTACGGCTGGCTCTTATAGTCTGTCGTAAGTTAGCGCCGACATCGTGACTCGAACACGAACAACATTTCTGTTGGATAGCTTAGCAAGCTACTGGAATACCTTTATCCCATATCGGCACGCGCCGTGGCAACACTGATTGTCACCACGAATAGCCTTTTGTACTTCAAGGCTACGTAGTGCTACTAACACTACTAAATCGGCAAGGTTGGGAATCGAACCCACGACAAATCAGCTATTAGCCGACTGCTCTACCACTGAGCTACATGCCGATAGTGAGGGTGAAGTCTAAGGAGTGGCTACACCCTCCGGAGATATAAATTTGTATGTGCTGTAGGAAAAGAACTAACGAAACCTACAGCAAGGGACATGTGAGGAATTGCACCTCACCTAAGACTCATATGATTTGAGTTGCCCTAGTTTAACAATTAATTAAAGGGGGTATATATGTCTACTCTGCCTATTACAGATGTCTTTACGACAGGTTGGTTTTCACGCTCGTGTATTGTGGGATTATACACGATTAAACCCTCACGAGCCTTGTGACGGCTCTTAACAGCTTTCCGCTATGAGGACGAAAGGAACTACTAAGTCCAATGTCGGGGAACCAAGTAAACCCCGAACAGGGCATGTTGGATTTGAACCAACGAATGCAGCAGTCAAAGTGCTGTGCCTTACCGCTTGGCGAATGCCCTATATTTACTGCCACATGAAAGCTATGGCAAGTATCTGGCCGAACATTATGGCAATGCTAATGAGCCTTGTGGTAACTGTCTCTTTTTCGTTTAATGTGGCACTTGTCATTCCCAATGCGACTAATGCCAGCCATACTGTTGTTGCAATTTTTAGTACAAACATGATTTACACCTCAAAATCTAATTATCCTTAAAGCCCTCTATCAGCGACTCGGTTATGGTAGCCAAGACTAGAAACACTGCCGAGATAAGCAATCCGTGTTCGTCAGATAAGAGTACTGCACGAATTGTGCAAAGCATCATCAGCCACAGGAAAACATTTTTAATCAACACCGGAAGTTGCTTATCCACGTATTTTCCAAACACTTTCCATCTGCGCCTAGAATTAAGTTCGTGAGCCTTAATTGTGTACCATATAGCCTTTTGCACATCTTGTGTGAGGCTATCTTTATGTCCGGCACGATATTTATACTTGTATGCAGTAATCTCACACCATTTAGCCACATCCTTAAGTCCGTAAATGTCAATCATTTCATCAATGCACTCTTTACGATTAGGCAAGTTATAGTGACTAGGGTGATTTACCATTTCGGAATTAATTTTGTTAGACTCAAATCCTGTTAATTTCATCACTGTTAGCTCCTTTACTGTTATATATTATATAT